ACTCAATCTCAGGATCGATCGCTCTCGAAGCCGGCCGTCAAGATTATGATTTATACGATGAGTTAAAAGATTCATCTGGTAACTTATTGTTTTCCTCGTCTTTAAATGTGAATAGCACAAGAATGAAAATTCAAGAAGTGTTTCACTTTAACCCGCAGGCAGCGTATAGGTTTTTTGATACAACGTCAGCTATAAACTATCTCAATAATGAGTTCTCTTTTGAGTCTTTTACACCTGAGACTATTTTTTACGTACTTCCTGTATTTGAAGATATATTAAGAGCAGGGCAGATGAACGTATCTCATAGAGTGAGAAGATCTAATTATTACTATAAGATAATAGGGACAAAGCTTCGAATATATCCTATGCCGACAGGAGATCAAACTAACAGAGACTTGTATGTTCGTGTCACCTTTGCTCCAGATCCTCTTAATCCTGCTTTTGAAGATGCGACAATTGAAGGTGTTTCAAACCTTTCCAATATTCCTTTTGGGGATTTGCAGTACTCAAGAGTAAATAGCATTGGTAGGCAATGGGTAAGACAGTATACGCTCGCACTCGCGACCGAGCTTCTTGGGCACGTTAGATCAAAATTCTCTACGATGCCCATACCAAACAACACAGTTCAGTTGGACGGTAGCAGCCTAGTCACTCAAGGTCGCGAAGACAAAAAAGAATTGAATACTAAATTAAGATCTATGCTAGAGTCGCTTACATATGACAAGATAATTGAAATGAATGCGACCAAAGCCGAAAACATACAGCGTCAACTTAAAACTGTGCCTGTTCCAAATGGGCGCGCAATTACAATGGGGTAGGATAGAAATTGGGTAGACTGTTTATTACGCCTAGAGAAATTGGTTTGGTTAATGATCTTACCAAGGAGCTCATAAAAGACGTTGTAGGTCAAAAGATCTACTACTATTCAATTTCTCTAACTAAGACAAAAATCAATACTCTTTACGATGAGGCACCCGAAAAGATTTTTGAAAACCCAGTTGAAATAAATTGCTTTGTAGACTACAAAGAACCCACATATAAAATCGGTCAATTCGGAGTTGACGAAACACAAAACCTCGAAGCGTACATTCAATATCGCGATCTGCTTGACAAAGGCATTGAAATCGATGTCGGTGACTTTTTCTCTTATGGCGACGTGTTCTTTGAAATAATTTCAGCAACCAAGATAAAAGAACTTTTTGGTCAAATAGAATACGGTGATGGTTACAGACTAATTGGTAAACAGGCAAGAAAAGAACAGTTTCTCACGCACGTTATCGGCCCCACTGATGAAAAATACTCTGATGACGATGCCGTTCAAGAATCTTTTGTCCAACAGCGAGGCTTTGATAGTAATTCTGAAGGCAAAACAGGAGATGTTAGAGAGCTACAAAAAAATGATGTTCTCGATGCACCACTTTCAGGACCACAAGAAGTTTCGCCAAAAGGTCGCGACGGCAGCGCAGGATCTTCTTTTTACGATGATGAGTAAAGCTTATGTCAACCAGAGATAATTTAAAAAAGCCGAAGGGCACAAATGATTTTATCCCGTCAGGTCTAGACGGCAATAACATTCCTGAAGATTTTCATCTCCCGTCTTGTGGGCTTGAAGATATAGACAAAGCTTTTTTTGACTTATTCGACCAGCAGCTTAACTTCAATATTGAAAACAGGAGTAAAACACTGACTGTGCCTGTTGTTTTTGCCACAGGTGAAAGGTTTGCGATTGTTAAAAGAAGAAAACCCTTGAGAGACGCAGCTGGTGCACTTATCCTACCTGTTGTCGCAATAAGAAGATCGGCCATCGACCAGTCTCCTGCAACAGAGCGCCTTGCAGATGTCGGTGACCTTGTAATTAAAAAAAGGCTTAGTAAAAAAGATCCAAGATATCAAAACTTAGTTAATAAACCAAGTCTAAAAAATCAAGATAGCGTCGCTGATTCTTCTCATGACTTAGACACGACAAATCCAAGGTCTGCTACTCCAGGTACAGTAAATTCTAGAAGACCAAGAACTCAAGAAACTGTAAACGTACAAGCAGGAAAACTTCTCGCTCCCGATTTAGGTGACAATATATTTGAAGTGCTTACCATACCTTTCCCGCATTTTATAACTGTGAATTACGAGGTTACATTCTGGACGCAATACATGTCACATATGAACCAACTTATAGAAAAGTTCGTTAGTTCATACACAGGCAACAGAAATCAATTTAAGATCGAAACTGAAAAAGGGTATTGGTTTGTCGCTTACGCTGCAAACACTGTGACTAACGCAGACAACTTTGATAATTTTTCGCAGGATGAAAGATTAGTACGCTATACTTTTAACATGACAGTACCAGCGTATATAGTTGGAACTCAAAATCCAGGACAAATGAATCCTATTAGAAGTTATATTTCTGCTCCTGATGTTTCTTTTGAGATTTTTACAGCAAATGCTCCTATAGTCGAGCACCCTAGCCAACTCCCTGACCCAACAGGAAATCTTGATAAATTTATTTTAAATGACGTTGATCAAATCAACACTGCAGGTAATGAAATAGAAGACCGGCGCCTACAGTACTTAAAAGCTGTCAACAAGATACGAAATCCCTTTTCTGGGGAGAACGAAAATGAGTTTCTCAAAGTTTTGACAAGAAACCAACGTCAGGGCGAAACAGTTGTCAGCGCGCGTATAATTAATAAGATTGATGATATATAAAGACTTTTGGCTTTTCTCCTCATAATTATTACGTTACTATAGTGACCACTGTAGGAGATTAATCACATGGCAGAAAAGACTTTTAGATCTCCGGGCGTATTCCAGCAAGAGGTAGATCTCACACAGAGAGTTCAAGATCCTCTTGGAACTCCGGCGGGTATTATTGGAACTGCAGAGAGAGGACCTGCTTTTGTTCCAGTTACTGTGGGCAGCATGGCAGATTTTCAAACTAAGTTTGGAAGTCTCGATTCTAAGAAGTTTGGCCCTTATGCTGTTAAAGCATTTTTGGATCATGCTAGCGCCGCAACATATGTAAGAGTTTTAGGTGGAGGAGCAAACTCCACAAGCTCTGATATTTCAACAACTGAAGATCAAGGTTCTGTAAAGAACGCAGGTTTTAAAGTAGCACCTGTTACTTCTGACGGTAGACAGGTAAAAGGCGCGGTCCAAATGATCGCAGCTCGTCACTCTGTTCCAGCAGCTGAGTCACAGTCCCCAAGAATATTTACAGACAATGATTCGTTCCCAGGTGGAGGCGCAGGAGGATTCGTAAACCTCATTAGAGGCGTCATATTCACAACCAATGAAACTGCAGTCGGTGTTTTAGATGGTGCAGAAGACGGAACAGACATATCTGCAATTAGTAACGTTGCTGCATTAAGCACTTCCGGCATAATGGACGGCAAGTTTAAGATTTACGTTTCTTCTTCAAATGATTCTTTTGGAACTGTGGATGCACAATCAGGTGTCCGCATACTTACAGCCTCTCTGGATCCAAGAGACAAAAATTACATTAGAAGCATTCTAAACACAAATCCAGATAAGTTTGAAGAAGAAGGTCACTTGCTCTACGCTGCATACGATGTTGAAGCATCTCTCGCAGCAGTTGCAACATCTGGCGACGCTGTCGCAATGCTTTCAGGATCTAGTAATACGTCGACTAATAATCCAGCAGGCGACGCTTTCTTGTCATCTTATGGTAGGTTTGACACGAGATACGCAACTCCAAAGACCACTGAAATTATCTCTCAGCCTTTTGGGGAAAAAGAGTTTGATTTGTTTCATTTTGAATCTCTTGATGATGGTGCATTCTCAAACGACCAATACAAGATATCAATAGCAAATATCAAAGGGTCGACCGATCCACTCAATCCATACGGTACGTTCACAGTTTACGTTCGTGCTTACGATGACTCTGACGCATCTCCTGAGATAATTGAACAGTTTCCAAACTGCACCTTAAATCCAGACGCTGAGTCGTTCATTGGCGCAATGATCGGTGATCGAAGATTAAAATACAATTTCGATGCCACAGATGAATCAGAAAGAAAACTGGTATCGCTAGGATCTTACTCGAATAAGTCAAACTTAATTAGAGTTGTTCTTAGCGCACAGCTCCAGAACGGAGACGTTCCTAAGCAAGCATTTCCTTTCGGTTTTAAAGGTTTGCCAGTTCTTAAAACAAATGATAGTTTAACTGATGTTCCTCCAACAACTCAAGATCCTAGGCTTTACTGCTTAGGCCTCGTTGGCGGCGCAACCGCTCAAATTTCTGGCTCTATCGTTCCTCCTGTGCCTTACGTTTTTAAGGTAACCAAAGGCGCAGTGGCAACATCAGCTGCTTACGCAGGTGAGCCTGGCGCCCTTGAGGATGAAGATCCAAGAATTTACTGGGGCGTTAAGACAACTCTTCTTGCTCCAGACACCACGATTAATCCAAACTCAAAAGGCGCTACTGCCAACGCAATATTGAAATCGAACTTAAACGGTGGGATCAATCATGGCCTCAAGGACATGCTCAAGTTTTCCGGCATTTCCAAGATGGATAACCTGGTAACAGGATCTGGCGCCAACGATCTCAATAACAATAAGTTTACACTTGCTCGAGTTGCACTCTCAGCTCAAGCAGGCGGAACAGCAACTGGTTTCTACAGCGATACTGAGATTACAGGTGCAGTTGGCCCATACATGAGAGAAGCAGTATACTTGAGAGATGCTAAGCTTGATAACACATCTTATGTTGCAACTGATGGAACCAAAGCAAATAGAATTACTTTTGGTACTCTTGCAGCGCAGACTTCTTCCGTGACTTTCAACAAGTTTACAGATTACATGAAGTTTACGACAGTTCTTCACGGCGGTTTTGATGGTCTTA